ATCCTCCGCAACCGTTCCCGTTACGAAGTCGCCAACAACAGCTACGCCCGTGGCATTGTGCTCACACTGGCGAACGATGTGATCGGCACCGGTCCGCGACTGCAAATGCTGACCGAGGATCCGGAAGCCAATCGTCGGATCGAACATGCATTCCATCGCTGGGCGAAGCACGTGCGGCTGGCGGAGAAGCTCAGGGCGCTGCGGATGGCGCAAATTCAGGACGGTGAGGCCTTCGCCATCCTGATCAGCAATCCTCAGCTGCCGACCGACATTCAGCTGGACCTGCGACTGATCGAAGCCGATCAGGTCGCCACGCCCGATCTTCAATGGAGTGACAAGCGTGCCACGGATGGCATTGTCTTTGACGATGCTGGCAATCCGGTGGAATACCACGTTCTGCGTCAGCACCCGGGCGAAGGCAAAGGCCTGAACCGCGAAGCCGATCGCATTCCGGCAGACTCCATGCTGCATCTGTTCCGCACGGACCGCCCCGGTCAGCAGCGCGGCATTCCAGAGATCACTCCCGCACTGCCGCTGTTCGCGATGCTGCGAGAGTACTCCCTCGCAACTCTGGACGCCGCCAAAGCCGCTGCGTACTACTCCGGGATCATCTACACGGATGCACCACCCAACGGTGAGTCCGATGCGATTGAGCCCCTCGATCCGATCGAACTGGAACGCAACACGCTGCTCACGATGCCTGGTGGCTGGCGTATGAGTCAGTTACAAGCCGAACAACCAACTGGCACTTACGCTGAATTTAAGCGTGAGATCCTGAACGAAATCGCCCGCTGCCTCAACATGCCGTTCAACGTCGCGGCTGGCAACAGCTCATCCTACAACTATGCGTCCGGCCGCCTCGATCACCAAACCTACTTCAAGTCCCTGCGGATTGACCAGTCCCGCATGGAACTGGTGGCACTCGATCGCATTCTTGGCGCGTGGCTCGATGAAGCTGTGCTGGTTAGTGGTTTGCTGCCAACGGGACAAGGCCTGATTGCCGAATGGCCCCATCAATGGTTCTGGGACGGACATGAACATGTCGACCCAGCCAAAGAAGCTTCGGCACAGGCCACTCGCCTTGCCTCAATGACCACCACGCTGGCGGATGAATACGCGCGTCGCGGTCAGGACTGGGAAACACAACTGCGTCAGCGTGCCAAGGAGATCGCGCTGATGCAGGAACTCGGACTCTCCACTGTCTCCAGCACGCCTCAACTTTCACCGGAGGACACTGATGTCGTACCCAACGAAGACCCTGTTGCCGCCGAATAGCACGCGAACTCTGCAGCTGACTGCCGGCGGATCCATTCAGATCGAAGCGGCGTCAGCAGACGGTTCGAACGCGGCACTGCCTCGCTTTCAGATGGTGGCCTACACCGGCACGCCCATGCGAGTCTCCGGCTGGCGACATCCGGTCGTGCTGGATCTGGCCGGGATGTCGATTCCGTCCCAGTCGCGGCCGATTCGCTTTGGTCACGATGCTCTTGCGGGTGTCGGCCACACGGACAGCATCCGCGTGGAACAGGGACAGCTGATGGCAGCAGGCATTGTGTCGCGGGATACACCGGCCGCCCGGGAAGTGGTCACCAGTTCGAAGAATGGATTCCCCTGGCAGGCGTCTGTCGGGGCCAGTGTCGAAGAGTTTGAATTCGTCAAGGAGCACCAGCAGGTGACCGTCAACGGCAAACAACATCAGGGACCGCTCAACGTGGTGCGACGCTCCACGCTGGGGGAAATCAGTTTCGTGGATCTCGGTGCCGATGGTGCCACCAGCGCTAGCGTGGCCGCTACCCATGTCGATGATGACATGGATGACGACACACTCGATGCTCAGGGCGATGACGTGCAGATCGTTTCCACCGGAGCACCGTCTCCGTCCGGCTCCAGTGTGGCCCTCTGCACGCCGATGCCAGGAGCTTCGGGGACCGAAACCGTCTCTCGCATCCGCGCTCAGGCAGCGGCCGAGATCGAACGCATCGACGGCATTCGTCGACTGTGCAACGGTCGACACGCCCGGATCGAAGCTCAGGCCATCCGCGATGGCTGGGATATCCAGCGAACGGAGCTGCAGATCCTCCGCGACAACCGCCCGACGGCTCCTTCGGTCCATGTGCCGGAACGCACCATCAACGCTCAGGTGCTGGAAGCCGCCTGTCTGCGGACGGCCAAGTCCAATTCCGTCGAGGCACTCTACGACGACCGCACGCTGGAACTGGCGGATCAGCGATTTCGTGGTGGCATCGGGCTGCAGGAACTATTGCTGGAAGCCGCATGGGCCAATGGCTACACCGGACGCAGTTTCCGAGACAGCCGTGCCGTAATGCGAGCCGCCTTCGGTCAGGACGTACAGGCCGGCTGGTCGACAATCGACATTGGCGGCATCCTGTCCAACGTCGCCAACAAGTTTTTGCTGGAGGGCTTCTTCAGCGTGGAGCGTGTCTGGCGCAACATCTGTGCGGTCCGCAATGTGTCGGACTTCAAGACGGTGACCAGCTACCGACTGATCGGAAAGGATCAGTATGAGCAGGTGGCTCCGGGCGGAGAACTGAAGCACGGAACACTGGGCAATGAACAATACTCGAACAAGGCCGACACCTATGGACTGATGCTGTCCATTGATCGCCGCGACTTCATCAATGATGACCTCGGTGCCATCACCACGGTCCCACGCAAACTGGGTCGCGGATCAGGGCTCAAGATCAACGACGTGTTCTGGACGATCTTCCTGAACAACGCCGCGTTCTTCGTTGCCGGTAACAAAAACTATCAAGCTGGTACAGACACGGTGCTGACCATCGACGGCATGACCAAGGCCGAAGTCACCTTCATGGATCAGGTGGACGGCGACGGCAAACCGATCGGTGTAATGCCGGCGATTGTCCTCGTGCCGACCGCGCTGTCGGCCGTGGGCACTCAGCTCTACAAGTCGGTCGAACTGCGGGACAACACCTCCGGAGCCAAGTTTCCGGTCGCGAACCCGCATCAGGGCAAATTCCGGGTGGAAGTCAGTCGCTACCTGGCCAATGCCTCCTACACCGGCAACTCTGCCAAGGCATGGTACCTGCTCTCCGAACCCACCGATCTGCCGGTCATCGAAGTCGCGTTCCTCAACGGTCAGGAGTCGCCGACGATCGAAACAGCGGAAGCCAACTTCAACGTGCTGGGCGTTCAGATGCGGGGTTACCACGACTTCGGCGTGGCCCTGCAGGACCCACGCGGCGGCGTGAAGATGAAGGGCGAAGTCTAGCAATGGGGGAGCCCCCCTGACCTGATATGGGCTGCCGCCCGGAGGACATGGGACGCTCACGTTGTTCGCTGCGGGATTGAGACCACCACACTTTTGAGAGGATTTGAAGCGTCATGCCACAGGCAACATTCGTTCTGGAAGGGGACACGATCGACTACACGGCCGCCGCTGCGGTGGCGGGTGGCGATGTCGTCGTGCAGGGAGATCTGGTGGGAGTCGTCACACGAACCCTGGCCATTGGTGAACTTGGTTCGCTGATCGTCGAGGGTGTCCTGGACTTCGCCAAGCTCACCAACGTGGCCTACACCGTCGGCACCATCCTGTACTGGGACGACACCAACAACGTCGTCACTACGACGGCCACCGGCAACAAGGTTATCGGTAAGGTCGTGCGGGCCGCCGCAACGACCGATCCGACTGTTCGTGTCCGCCTGAGTCAGTGACGGAGCGACGACCGTGGGAGACCTGCTCGACAAAGGCTCCGCCTGGCTGGAAAGCCAGCGGAAGCTGCACATGACCCGCGACGTGATCTACGCCCGCAGGATCATCACGGCGGTGGTCAAAGCGACCATTGGCCGCACCGAGTACGAAACGGACGATGGGCAGGTCGTCCGGACAGAGTTCACGGATCGTGATTTCCTGATCACGGTGGCCGACCTGATCCTCAACGGGATTGCCACGCTGCCGGAAGAAGGCGATCAGATTCGGGAAACGCAGGGCACGAACCTGCTGATCTTCGAGGTGATGGGCTGGAGATACTCCGATCCCTATCGCCGGACCTTTCGAATTGAAACCAAACATGTCGGAACGGAGCCCGTGTAATGTCAGTGGTCAGCGATGTGGCGGATGCGATTGTGGCCGAACTCAATGCGGCCACGCTCAGTCAGCCGGCCAGTGCCGTACGCACGTATCTGCCGCAGTACAAACTGACGGAGATGCAGACGCTGCATGTGACAGTCGTGCCCAAGGGCATTGTGGTGGCCAATCCGGATCGCAGCCGCAGTCAGTCGGATTACAGCTTCGATGTGGCCGTGCAGAAGAAGTTCAGCAGCGGATCAAATGACGAGCTGGATGCTCTCATTCAGCTGGTGCAGGACATCATCCTGCTGTTTCGGACGAAACAGCGACTGGATTCGTTTCCGAATGCGTTCTGGCTCAAGACCGAAGTCCCGGTGCTGTATGCCCCGGAACACATGGAACAACTGCGTCAGTTCACGAGTGTGCTGACGCTGACCTACCGAGTCATCCAATGATCGGCATGCGGCTGAAAGCGGCGAAAGGCCTGTTCTTCGACCGGTCCCGCGTGATCAATGCCACCGACCGAACCACCCGCAAAAACCTGTCCCGTTTCGGAGCCTACGTGCGACAGCGAGCGCGATCCAGTATCCGCACTCGCAAACGCATTTCCGAACCCGGCCAGCCACCGACCAATCGCACGGGCCTGCTCAAACGCAACATCTTCTTCGTCTACGAACCAACCCGACGCAGTGTGGTGATCGGTCCTGTGCTGCTCAACAAAAGCTCCGGGGCTCCGGAACTGCTGGAACACGGTGGCACCGTGATCCGGCGAATTGGTGGTCGCAGCGTCCGCATGACCTATCGACCACGACCCTACATGGGTCCGGCGTATGAGGCAGAACAAAGCAAATTGGATTCGCTCTGGCGAAACTCAGTGAGGTGACTTGTGGCTTCGATGGCATCAACAGAAACGCATGGCAACGGAAATGGAAATGGCTACGTCGTCATTCCCCGCTGGTTTGTGTCCTTTCTGAGCTTTCTGGTGTCAGTCGTGTTTGTCGGGGCCGTGCTGTGGGCATGGTCGATCTCGAACGACGTGAGTGCCATCAAGGCGGAGGTCAAAGCGACCAACGACATCCGGGCCAGTGAGCTGGAAGACGTGCGACGACGACTTGATCGACACGATGTGCTGTTCGATCGCCTCTTCGAAAGACAGCAAGGGCAGCGCCCTTGACCCGTTTCGAGCGACCGCTCGGAGCGTTGTGGCCCGTTCCCGTTGGTCACTATCGGATTTGAGGATGAACAAGTTCCCTGGAATTGTGATATGAGCGACTTCGAACCCCTCGATATCGCTGCCTGCTATGGCACGGATCCGACGTCAAAAGCCATCTCCTGGCTGACGGCGTCGCCATTCGCTCCACGCCGACTGCGTCGGGGGCCATCCCATGTGGCTGTGATCTGTCACTTGGACGGACGGACGGTGTGGATTGAGTCCACAACACTCTGTCCGCATCCGTGTTTGGTACGCCATGCGAAGGTGGCGGGATGTCAGGTGCATCCGGTGGAGGTACGGATTCAGGACTATGTCGCCAGCGGCGGCCATGTCGATCTGTATCGCCTGTCGCCGGTCGACCGTCTGTCGAGCAGTGAATCGCAGCTGCTGACGCGGATTCTGATCCGACACTTCGTCGGTCGCAGTGTCACGTATGACGTCGGTGGAGCACTGCTCTCCGGAACCCGGCTGTTTAAGCACACCCGGCTGCTGCCGAGTGCGGACCTGAATCAGCTGTTCTGCTCGGAACTGGCTGCCAAGGTGCTGATGCGACTGGGCCGCCTGAATCGCGACAACCCGACCAAATACAGCCCCGGCACTCTCCTGCGTCAGCTGGTGCGGGAAGGCACGATGCAGCTGGAACGCTCGTTCTCAAAGGAGAAGCAGTTATGAAACATGTTCTCTGGTGGTGTGGAGTGCTGCTGTTTGGAAATGCAGCGATCGCCGACGTCAGCGAAGCCATCGTGATTGTTGATGGCTGCAGCGGCGTCTGTGTTGATCCAAGCGGCATCGTGCTGACGGCCAAACACTGCGATCTGCCACGGGAAGTCACGGTGCGATTCAAGCAGCGGAGCGTGCGGGCGGTTCGTGTGTATGAAAGTCATGATACTGAAGGTCCGGTGGCCTATAACTGTGACGGTGATGGGTATCCGTCGCTGCCGGTCGCGGCCACAGCCCCGGTGATCGGCGAGAAACTCTGGTCGTTTGGCTATCCCTCGCTCAACGGCCAGCGGGAACTGCGCCGGAACTGTGGTCCGCTGCTGCGATGGGGCACGTTCAAATATGCGGGTGGTGAATTCACGGGCAATGTGTTGGGCTTTGCCTGCGGCAGTGGCTGGAGTGGCGGACCGCTGCTGAATGCCAAAGGCGAAGTCTGCGGTCTGCTCAACAGCAGCGATGATCGCACGAGTGTGTTCATCTCTTCGGCCGCCGTCCGACAGGCCTATGCCGCTGCGAGACAACAGACAGAAGAGACAACGAAAGACCCCGAACAGCAGTTGCCGGAACTACTCGTTTTCGGAACACCCACCTGCAGCCCGTGTCTGCAATTCAAAACCGATCTGACATCCAACCGCCATTTCTCCGCGCTGCTGCGATCCACTTACGAACTGGTGTGGGTCGATATCGATCAGCGGCCGGAGATGGCGGAAAAATATGCGATCGAACAGGTGCCGGTGTTCATTAGCAACAAAGGGATTCGGATCGTCGGTTACACGGGCCCGGAGAATCTGCTGATCGGTCTGGGCCTGCAGCCCAAACCGGATCCGGCTCCACCGCCCATCGCGGAGCCAGTCCCCGTGACTGGCGAGTCATCATCGCCACAACCCTCCGAACCCACCGTTCCTGTCACCCCTCCTGCTGATCCCATTGATCGACTCACAACGCTGACGCAACAGGCGATCTCCATCGCCACCTGGCTCGGTGTCACAGGTCTCTCCGGCGGCACAGCGGGAATCCTGCTCGGAGGCCTTGCTCTCTGGCGGACTCTTCGCAAACGACGGCCAGTACAGCCAACCATCCAACCGCCCATCAGCCCGCCACCCACCATCACCCACGATTCAGCCCCATTGCCACAGGCGATCGTCCCGGAAACCCGGTTTGCTGCGTACGAACGCGATTCCCATGCCGAGGCTTTTGCATGGGCAGCCGCGGAAATGGCTCGCAAGTATCCGGGAGCCGTCAGCACGCTCGAATCACTGCAGGGACTGATCAATCAGTACCTCGCGTCCCGTGGCATCAAACGCCCGGCGGGAGGCCCGCCTGCCGGTTCGAGCTACCGCTCGTAGACAACAACCCGCTCCCGTTGGTCGCTCACCCATCCTTTCGATTTCATGTTTTTCTTCCTCCGTCTGAACAGGATTCTTTGCTATGTCCGGAACTGATGCTTTCCTGTGGTACAACGTCGGTGACTGGGGCCGTTATGGTCTCGCCATCCCGAACTTCTCCAATGACACGCGTTCACAGAACGACACCATCCGTTATCTCACAGATGTGATGGGCCGCAATCTGCAGGCCATCCTCTGGCATCCGGATGCGCGTCTGCGAACACCGCCATCGATCAACACGCTCACCCGTATTCACAAGCTCTGCACTCGAGCCCGATCGATTCTGGCCAGTCGTGCGGTTCCGGCAGCCACGCCCAATATGGAAACGGCTCACGCACTGCCGGCCCCGGAAGAGTTTCTGGTGTATCCGACGCCCTACTTCCGCGTCCGTAACCAGTGGCTCAAGCAATACGCTGGTCTGATCCTGCTGTCGCTTACGGAATCGATGCAGCACCAGGAGAACGCTCGTCCGCTGGAGATCAGCCTGGCGTTCTCGGGGCTGATTGGTCAGTACATCCAGCGCGTCTACCGACTGATGGCGACTGAACTGTTTCGTGTGCCTACCGATGAAGCGTCCAAACCGGACTTCACTCTGACCGACGAACAGCTGGCGACCTACAACCCCTCGGTCTGGTTCACGAGCACCGAAATGCTGGACACGGTTCCGCCCCTGGAAGACTGGCCGACGGAAGATGATCTGC